TCGTCATATTCAATACTTCCAAGTGTTCCACCTGGAATTCTGATAGGAAAACAACCATCCTCATAATCACAAAGCACATAATGTTTCCAGTGTCCATTAGGATCAAGTCCAGCAAGCTTGTCCAATTCTGTTGTGATTCCACAATAATATTCATTCATTTTTGAATATCTTGAATTTGCATATTTGTTAATCAGCTTCATAATACAGTTCTCCTATTTCTTTTATGCTCCTTATATAAAGCATTTAATTCCTGCTCTAATTTCTTTTTCTCCATAGGATTCTTACAATACTTTATTCTCTTCTTAAGAGTAGATATATCTTGTTTTGGAGGTTCAAGGCATTCAATAGGAAAATTATCACCAAAATGCATTTCATTAATTGTTTCAAGAAGCTTTGTAACTGGATCTTCTTGTACCTGTATGCCTAAGTCTTTATATTTTTGTTCAAGTTCATTTTGTATTTGAGCTTCTGCCATTGCACTTATCATTTTTCCTATGGCATCTATCTGTTTACCAACTATTAAGACTTTTGTAGCATCACTTATTTTTTCAAAAGTATCATGTAACTCTGAAATATCAATCACCTCGTTCTACTCTATGTCGCAACCTCTATATTTCCCTTCATATCGTTATTCCTCTAAATTTTTACCACATAACGGACAAAATTTTATTTTTAACATTGCCGATGCATATTCACCACCTGAACTATCAGCAAATAATGTGTTATTATAATAATGTCTGTCAATAGAAAAATTTCCTATTTGACAAATATCTCTATTACTTTCCCAGCTAATCTTTTGTCACTCTTCACAAAATTTACACATCACTTACACCTCCAATCTGCCCAAAAGAAAGAAAAATTTCCTTCTAATCCAACCATCTGTTATCTAAATAGTAGAACCCAAATACTACTCCACCGATTAAAACAATCCAAAAGATCCAGAAAATAATAATTGGAAAATCAGATTCTAGTCTTTCTATCGTCTCGTCAATAGTCGAATTATTATAAAATGATGTGTTATCAGAAATGGTTTTATCTCTCAAATCTGTAAAAATTGTTCCTTTGTATTCAGTACCAACACCATAATATTTGTACCTCACATGACTCGATTCTTTGATTGTGTCAATATAATCAGTATCAGGTAAATCAATCTTATTACTTGCGAAATTCACTCCACAAAACGATACTTCTTTGCACTTAATATCTTCACTTCCAACTCTATCCCAAGTCCAATATGTTTCTGTTCTTGTATGAGTTTGTCTTGTTTTTCCACTGCCAGTTGTATATGTAACAGTTCTTGTATGCATCGTATATCTCTCTTTGACTTTTTCTACATACATATATTCTCCACCAATTTCAGGATATGTAACTGTATCTACTGCTTTCAAATCACCATATACAAACGCATTACCAACATTTGTGTCCATTCCATATTGGAACATTTCTTGACTTTCTATCTTAACAGCTTTGTTATAAATTTCATTTTTATCCATTTGATATTCTGAAATCTTGGAAGAAATCAGAATACCAAACAGAATCATAACTGCAATGATAGAAATACTAGCCAAGATTTCACGTTTTGTTATTTCAAAATCGCCAAAATCAAAACCTTTTCTACCATATCTCATATACTAATCCTCTTTAAACAAATCCTGTGGAGCATCAACTGGTGCATTGTAATCCAAATATTCATATTCCTGCACTTCGTATCCAAGCAATCCAAGAAACTGTCTTGTAGGGAACTTTCTCACATATCGCTTGTATTCCTTAATCTGTTTATTGTAATTACTGCGATACTCTGCAATCATATTCTCTGTCATAGATAACTCATTCATAAGAGTCTTATAGTTCTCATTGGACTTCAGCTCAGGATATGCTTCTGCAACTGCTGTAATAGCTGTTGTTACATTCTCAATATCTCCTGTTGATCCACGACCATCTGCAACTGCTGTCAATGTATCAGCTTCATGTTTATCGTACTGTTTTACACAATCAGCAAGGTTATACACAAGGTCAACTCTTCGCTTTTCCTGTACCTTAATATCTGATGATGCTGTATTTACTTGCTCCTCAAGTGCAATAGCTTTATTCTGCGAACTCTGTACACCAAATACAATCATCAAAATAACTGCTAATACTCCTACGCCAATAATTACTGGCACTTTCCAATTTGTGTTCTTCATTTAAAATCTCCTTTATATATAATATTTTTATTAGTTACACTGTAATATTCTCTTATTTGTTGGGATTCCCGTAGCCGAATGGCTTAGATATGATTAAAAATTTTCCAATGAAAGATTGGATTCTTACGATTCCTCTTTCTCATCCATAATTGCCCCACAATTAGGACAATATTTTGATTTCAACTTCTGATTCGCATAGTTCAATTTGTATACTTTCTTATAACAAACTGAACAATATACACCTTCATTTGCGCATTCATCTAATGCAAACCAATGACCATGTTTACGTGCATTGTCAATTGTCGTATTTTCACTTATTACATCATCATATACTTTATATACTTTTGCAGTCGCTCTTAAACCTCTTGATTTATTTGCATGTTCGAAAGCTCTCAGCTCATCTTTTCCGAGCCATTTGATCCATGCACCGCAATCATCACAATAAAGTCCTGTATTATTACCTTTTACTTCTGTATGTAATGAAATACTTCCGCATTTCTTACAACAATTTTGATACATATTTTTACCTCCAATATATTATTCTCCAAACTCACAAGTATCACATGTTGAAAAATACTTATCATGGTCTATGTAGCATTGTGGTCTGTTGTCATCTTTATTGATTTTAGCAACATCTTTGACAGTCCCTTTATCGAGAACTTCATTAAAGAAATCTATAACTTCTTCTTCGCCATTAAATGCGTATTTTTCATTCCAGTGTCTGATATGTTTTTCTAAGAACTTAATCAAATTTTTACTGAAAATATCTGTTGGATATTCATATGTAATTTCATATGCCTTGCCGTTTAATGTCTGTTTTACATTCATCTGTGAAGTAACTATACCGAAATATTCAAACTCAACTTCTAATACTCCCATCTCTTCTGTCTTAAAACGAGTAGACAGATTATAATTCATCCAATCATAATCATTCAGTGTGAGGTATGTATTGGTTCTATCATCTTCAATTTCATTGCTAAAAATCAAATCTTCACTTCTAAT